TCTCGTATTATTGCGGCTGCAACATCTGGTAGTTCTATTCGTGGTATGTCTGTTAACCTACTATTCCTAGACGAGTTTGCGTTTGTTGAACGTGCGAATGAGTTCTATACATCTACCTATCCTGTAGTTTCTGCTGGTAAGGACACGAAGGTAATTATCACGTCTACCGCAAATGGTATCGGTAATACATTCCATAAGATTTGGGAGGGTGCAGTTCAGAAGGTGAATGAGTTTGTCCCCTTTACTGTCAACTGGCATGATGTGCCAGGCAGGGACGAGGAATGGAAAAAACAAACAATTGCGAACACGTCACAATTGCAATTCGACCAAGAGTTCGGTAACACCTTCTTTGGAACAGGTGATACGTTAATCAATGCCGAAACACTGTTATCATTTAGAGCATTCAACCCTCAAGAACATCTTGAAGGAGGGGACTTACTAATATATGACCGTCCCAACAAAGAACATGAATATCTTATGATGGTAGACGTATCAAAAGGAAGAGGTCAGGATTATTCTACGTTTAACGTTATCGACATTAGCACGAGACCTTTCAAACAGGTTGCTGTCTATCGCAATAATACTATATCTCCAATACTCTTTCCTAATGTTATATATAAGTACGCAAATCTCTACAATGAAGCATATGTGGTAATTGAGTCTAATGACCAAGGTACTTTGGTGTGTAATGGATTGTACCAAGACTTAGAGTACGAGAATATCCATATGGAATCTGCGATTAAATCAGATCGTATTGGTATTGAGATGAATCGAAAAGTCAAACGACTAGGTTGTTCTGCGATCAAGGATATCCTCGAAACGACCAAACTCGATATTGTTGATGAGAATACTATCCTAGAAATATCAACATTCGTATCAAGAGGACAATCATACGAAGCATCAGATGGTAACCATGATGACCTAATGATGAATCTGGTTATGTTCGGTTACTTTGTATCCTCACAATTTTTTGCGGATATGACTGATATTAATCTGAAAGAAGTAATGTTTGCGAAGAAGATGAAAGAGATAGACGATGATGTACCACCTGTAGGATTCATAGATGATGGTCTGGATTATGCTGATCAACAAGATAATCAGAGTAATCAGGGTTGGCATAGTTTTCAAGGGAACGTAGGTGTCGAAGATTGGTAGTATTCAACTCTCCCCAAACACAGCTTAGATTATACACGCAATTACAAGAATTGTCAAGCGTTTTCTATAAATAGTTATTATTATAAATAAAAGTATTGAAAATAAACGTATTATGATAACTTATAATTAGATAAACGAAAAAAAAGGATAAAGTTATGGCACTTTTCACACCCTCTGCTTCTCCTGCGGTAACAGTAAAGGAAATTGACCTTACGGGCGTAGTGCCTAATGTTCAAACTTCTACTGGTGCATTTGTAGGGAAGTTCGGTTGGGGGCCAGTAGGTGTACCCACTCTAGTCTCAGATGAGAATGGATTGGTGAGCACCTTTTCGTCACCCGACTCAAGTAGTACAGTAGATTTTCATTCTGCTGCTTACTTTTTACGTTACTCCAACGCACTACAATTAGTACGTGAAGTTGATAGTGACAAGAATGCTTTGTGTAACCACGATAATCTAGGTTCACTCACAGCACAACAGATCAAAAATGCGGATGCCTTTGAAGATGTAAATTTAGATTCTTCTGATGGTGTTTTCCTTGCGAAATACCCAGGCAAGTTAGGTAGTTCTCTTGGTGTATCAGTCTTCGGTTCGTTAACCGATACTCTAGATAACGGACAAGCTGCAAAATCCGCAGCATTTGGTACTTGGGACTACGCTAGTGAATTTGATGATGTCCCAGGCACATCAAAATACATTGCATCTTTGAATGGTAAGAATGACGAACTTCATGTTGTTGTATATGACAATGAAGGTTCGATCACAGGTGTTCAAGGAACAGTACTAGAAACATTCCCATTCCTATCTGTTGCAAAAAATGCTAAAAATGCTGATGGTACGTCAAACTACTTCAAAGATGTATTGAAGACACGATCTCAGTGGGTTTACGCTGGTGTACCTCACTCCGATGCAGTCAATGCTAATGCGGACTTTGGTGCGAATGCATTGAACGCCACACTTCTTACTGGTGATAGTGCAGGCGACCCTGCCGCAACATTCTCAGATACAGTTTCTAATTGGAATAGCGCAGTTAACAATCCAAGTGTAACCAAAGACTTTGGTTCTCCAGTTAGCCGCACATCACAACAAACTTGGAACTTCCATAGTGGAGAGACTGATACTGACCCACTAAGTACAGGTTCGGTTCTAAGAGGATTTGATAAATTTGAAGATGTGGATAACATCGAAGTAGATTTCCTAATCTCTCCATTAGTGTCAACGGACACAGATGCGAAAACTATTGTAAATGATCTTGTCGCAACCGCTGGTTCGATTCGTAAAGATTGTGTTGCTGTTGCATCTCCATCTGCAGCTGCAATCAATACTGGTACTAATACTGCGTTTATTAATTGTAACAAAGAATATACCAAATCATCATACTTAGTTCAAGACAACAACTTCTTGAAAGTATATGACAAGTATAACGACAAGTACATCAAAATCCCTGCTGCATCATCGACTGCTGGTCTGATGGCCGCAACAGACTTGGTTGCTGCACCTTGGTTCTCACCCGCTGGTAGTAGACGAGGACGTTACCTTGGTATAACTGATATTATTCTTTCTCCATCAAAATCGGAAAGAGATCAGTTGTATAAGAATGGTATTAACCCGATCGCAAATATTCCAGGCGAAGGAATTATGCTTTATGGTGATAAGACTTCCGAATCAAGACCTTCTGCATTTGATCGTATCAATGTACGTAGATTGTTCCTCGGTATCGAAAGAGCAATTGCTATCGCTGGTCGCAACGTAATGTTTGAGTTCAATGACGAGTTTACTCGTGCAGAGTTCGTAAATATTATCGAACCATTCTTGCGAGAGATTCAGGGTCGAAGAGGTATCACTGACTTCCGTGTCGTTTGTGACGAAACAAACAACACTGGTGCTGTGATTGATAGGAATGAATTTATCGCATCTATCTTCATCAAACCCGCTCGTTCTATTAACTATGTAACATTGAACTTTGTTGCAGTTAGAACTGGTGTGGACTTTGAAGAAGTAGTTGGCACGGTATAAGGGGAAATAAAAAATGGCTGTATTAGGTGTAGATGACTTTAAGTCAAAATTAAGAGGGGGCGGTGCTCGTCCCAATCTGTTCAAAGCGACAGTTAACTTTCCAGGCTATGCGGGCGGTGATGTAGAACTTACATCCTTCCTGTGTAAGGCTGCACAGTTACCTGCTTCGATTATGAACGTATTCGAAGTACCTTTTCGTGGTAGACAGTTGAAAATGGCGGGTGACCGCACATTTGAACCTTGGACTGTAACTATCCTAAACGATACTGATTTCGGCATCCGTAATGCTATGGAACGTTGGATGAATGGTATCAATGGACATCAATCAAACTCTGGTCTGGTTAATCCTGTAGATTACCAAGCAGACTTGGTGATTGAACAGTTGGATAGAGAAGGTAATGCAACTAAGACTTACAATTTCAGAGGATGTTTCCCGACTAACGTTAGTGCAATTGACGTTAACTATGAAACAAACGATGTGATTGAAGAGTTTACGGTTGAGTTCCAAGTCCAGTACTGGGAAAGTGATACCACTAGTTAATCTAGTTATACATAAAAGGGCAGGGGGAGAAATCCCTCTGTCACTTTTATAATAAGGAATTTGAAGGTAAGATATGGCAGATAACGATAATAGCGGTATAAAATTATTTGGTTTCGAACTGAAACGTCAGGAAAAACCAACAAAAGAAAAAGACAAGTTAAGGTCTATTGTTGCTCCCACCGATGATGATGGTGCGGGTTATGTAACAGCGTCTGGTTCTCACTATGGTCAGTATATTGACATGGAAGGGAATAAGGCGAAAGACAACCAAGCACTTGTACTCAAATATCGTGGTGTTGCGACACATCCCGAAGTTGATGCTGCCGTAGAAGATATTGTCAACGAGTCTATTGTCGGTTCAGAGATGGATGGTTCGTGTGAACTAAATCTAGAGAAAGTAGAAGCTCCCGAAAATATCAAAAAACAAATGGTCGAAGAGTTCAATAATGTTTATAACATGATGAACTTTACAGAACTCGGTCATGACATATTCCGTTCATTCTATGTTGATGGTCGAGTATATCACCACCTCGTAGTAAACGAATCTAATCTAAAGGCGGGTATCCAAGAAATCCGACCTATCGATGCTGCAAAGATTCGTAAAGTAAAAGAAGTAAACTATAAAAAAGACCCTATCTCAGGCGCAAAGGTTGTCGAGAAGGTCAACGAATTTTATATCTATCAAGAGAAAGCAGGAACCAATCAAGGTGTAAGACTTTCTCCCGATAGTATCTCATATGTTTCTAGTGGTCTGTTAGACCCTAGTAAGAAACAGGTTGTGTCCTACCTACACAAGGCACTGAAACCAATTAACCAATTACGCATGATGGAAGACTCTCTTGTAATCTATCGTCTTGCACGTGCGCCTGAACGTAGAATCTTCTATATTGACGTTGGTAATATGCCTCGTAATAAATCAGAATCCTACATGAAGGACATTATGTCTCGTTATCGTAATAAGATTGTTTACGATTCGAACACAGGTCAACTGAAAGATGACCGCAAACATATGTCTATGTTGGAAGACTTCTGGTTACCTCGTAGAGAGGGTGGTCGTGGTACAGAGATAAGTACACTGCCTGGTGGTGAGAATCTTGGTCAGATTGATGATATCATCTACTTCCAGAAGAGATTGTATCGTTCATTGAACGTACCTGTATCTCGTTTGGAACAAGAAGCACAGTTTACACTAGGTAGGTCAACCGAAATCGGAAGGGACGAGGTTAAGTTCCAGAAGTTTATTGACAGACTTCGTAGAAGATTCTCTGCATTGTTTACTGGTATTCTGAAGAAACAACTAATTCTAAAAGGTATTATTACCGAACAGGATTGGGAGTCTTGGAAAGGATATGTTACAGTAGACTTCCAGAGAGACAACCACTTTACTGAATTAAAGGATGCAGAACTGTTACAGAATAGACTGCAAACTCTTGACCAAGTGTCACAGTATGTTGGTGAGTATTTCTCACGTGAGTGGGCAATGAAAAACGTAATGATGATGTCTGATGAGGACATCGAAGAAATGAAACAACAAGTCGAAGCGGAAAACTCCGTGAAAGACGAAGATGAGGATATGTAAATGAGTGAAGTAGAAAATCAAGAACAAGAAGTTGTAGAACCTACTGCGGTAGAAAACCTAATAAATCAAATCACTGATGGTGATCTAAACAAGGCAGAGGGTTCTTTCAATAGTCTTATCCAAGACAAAATGGCAGATGCACTAGAAGCACAACGTATTGCGACTGCACAAGCAATCTTCAACGACCAAGACGATGATATTGAAGATATTGAAGATGAAGAAGTTGAGTTAGATGATGGTGTCGAAGAGGAAGAAGAAGTCACATCAGAAGACGAGGAAGTAGATGATTAGTTTCAAGACATTCACAGAAGAATTTGATTTAATTGAAGTTCTAACTGATGAAGATATTGATGAAGCAATCATGGAGTCTATTCAGATTCCGACAGATATCGCTGTGAAAATTCCTGGCGTAAAGGGGATGCTTTATAAGAAAGCACTCCGTTATTACCTTGACTGGAGAAAGAAAAATCCAAAACAAGGTTCGGCAGGAATAGCAAAGATCGCTAGACAACTTAGAGTAGACCCACACGAGTTACAGATACTCTTACATAAGTTGATAAAAAAGGGTAAGTTACCGAGTCATCTAGCGACTAATCCGAATATGTTTAAGAGTGGTAGACCAGCACCACCAAAGGCGGGGTTTCTACAAAAATAATTAATTTTATAAATATTAATTTGTATAAATAATACTATGAAATCTTATAAAGAAATCCTGTCCGAACTAAAAAAGAAACCGAAAGGTGAAGTAGTCTTTGATAAAAAGATTAAACGTATCCCTGTTCTCATTGTAAAGGAGAAGGGGACTCTACCTTTTGTGGTATATATTGATGGTGATCGTTTGGACGCCTTCAAGTCACAAAAGGATGCAGAGAAATCTGCAACCAAGGTAATAAAGGAATTGACCTAATGAAGTTAATTACAGAATTTACGGATAATAATACTCTATCCTGTCTTGTTGAAAAGAAAGAGAATGGCGAGAAGAACTATGTCATCGAAGGTGTTTTCGCACAGGCAGATAAGAAGAATCGTAACGGACGTGTCTACCCTAAAGCAATTATGGAAAGAGCAGTAGACAAGTACGTAACAGAACAAGTTAGTCAGAAACGTGCCGTAGGTGAGTTGAATCACCCCGAAGGGCCGACTGTTAACTTGGATAAAGTTTCACATCTCATCACAGACCTCAAGTTTGAGGGAAATGATGTGGTTGGAAAGGCACAAATATTGGATACTCCGATGGGTAAGATTGTTAAAGGTCTTCTTGATGGCGGTGTTCAACTAGGAGTGTCAACTCGTGGTATGGGTAGTCTTGAGAACCGAAATGGCGCAATGGTCGTGAAAGACGACTTTATTCTTAGTACTGTTGACATTGTACAAGACCCTAGCGCACCTGAAGCTTTCGTTAATGGTATAATGGAAGGTGTAGACTGGGTTTGGAATAACGGTGTTTTGAAACCTCAAGTAATTGAAGAAATGGAGACTGAAATTAAAAACGCTCCGAAAACTGTCTTATATGAGACAAGTGTTCGAGAGTTCAAAAATTTCCTCTCGTTAATCAAATCTAATATGTAAGGAGTCAATTATGACTGAAGAAACTAAAGTCGAAGTTGCACTTCACGATGAAGAAATTAACGACATTGTGGAAGAAACTCTCGAAGAAACGACCGAAGTTGTGGAAGGTACAGAAGGCGAAGACGAGTCTATCGCATCTGTAAAGAAAGCATCTGACGCCGTTAAGAAAGCTCCTGCTCCAAAAACTAAAGCGGGTATGGTTAGTGCAATCAACGCATCACTCTTGAAATCTAATAAAGCAACTATTTCAGCTGCTTATGAAGCAGTTTGTGGTGTTGAAGAGTCAGTAGATATGGGTACAGATGAAGTCATCGCTGAAACAAGTGTTGACACTGCTGCTGAACTAGATGCATTAGTCGAGTCTGAAGCTACACTCAGTGATGAGTTCAAAGCTAAAACCGCAGTAATTTTTGAATCAGCTGTAAAATCTAAATTGTCAGAAGAAGTTGATCGTTTAGAAACACAGTACAAGGAAGAGTTAGCAGAAGAAGTATCTTCTACTAAGGCAGAACTTGTAGAGAAAGTAGACAGCTACCTGAACTATGTAGTTGAATCTTGGATGGAAAGTAATCAAGTTGCAATTCAGAACGGTCTCCGTACTGAAATCGCTGAAACTTTCATGGACAAAATGAAAGACCTGTTCTCAGAGTCTTACATTGACGTACCAGAGTCTAAGGTAGACCTAGTTGACGAACTTGCTGAGTCTGTCGAAGAGTTAGAAACTAAACTCAACGAAAGCACTCAGAGAGTAATCGAAACTGCTGCTGAGTTGGAAGATTACAAACGTGAATCTGTTATCAGAGAAGCGTCACGTGACCTTGCAGAAACTCAAGTAGTTAAATTGAAGTCACTTGTTGAAGGTTTTGATTTTGATGATTCTTTTGAATCTAAAGTCCAAACAATCATCGAGTCACACTTCGCAAAAGAAGTTACTAGTTCTGAAGAAGTAGAATCAATTGTAGAAGACGCTGATACTGAAGTTGAAGTATCTTCTGTAATGGAACAATATCTTCAAACTATTCGCAAAACAACACCTAAACGATAATAAGGAATTTCCAAAATGCAATCTTACGATAATTTAATCGAAAAGTGGGCTCCAGTTCTTAACGAAGAGTCTGCCGGTGCAATCACCGACAATCACAGACGTGCAGTTACCGCTGCAATCCTAGAAAACCAAGAGAAAGCAATCTCAGAAGAACGTGCTGCTTCTCAAGGTTTTATGACTGAAAACGCTGCTGCTCCTGCAAACAACGTTGGTTCAGCTAACAACTTTGACCCAGTACTAATCTCATTAGTACGCCGTGCAATGCCTAACCTCATCGCTTATGATGTGTGTGGTGTTCAACCTATGAATGGCCCAACTGGTCTTATCTTCGCAATGAAATCACGTTACACTGGTGGTTCTACTTCTAATGCTGAAGCATTATTCAACGAAGCAGACACTACATTCTCTGGTGATTCATCTGCTACTCATACTGATAGTGCCGCTGGTGGTGCATCTGGTTGGAGTGGTATCGACAGTGAAGGTGAAGGTCGTGTGACCGCATCCTTTGGTGGTGGTATGCCTACTGAAGATGGTGAAGCACTTGGTCGTACTGGTGGTTCTTCATTCGGTGAAATGGGTTTCACAATCGAACGTCAAACTGTTACTGCTAAATCACGTGCATTGAAAGCAGAATACACTCTAGAACTTGCACAAGACCTTAAAGCAATCCACGGTCTTGATGCTGAAACAGAATTAGCAAACATTCTGTCTACAGAGATTCTTGCTGAAATCAACCGTGAAGTTATCCGTACTATCAACTCTCAGGCGAAAGGCGGTGCTCAACAGTCTAACGTAACTAATAAAGGTGTCTTCAGTATGTTAAATGACACTGATGGTCGTTGGTCTGCTGAGAAGTTCAAAGGTCTTGGTGTACAGATCGATCGTGAAGCAAACGTAATCGCTAAAGAAACTCGCCGTGGTAAAGGTAACGTACTTATCTGTTCTTCAGATGTTGCTACTGCACTTGCTGCTGCTGGTACTTTGGACTACAGTCCTGCTCTTGCGAACAACCTACAAGTAGATGACACTGGTAATACTTTTGCTGGTCTACTTAACGGTCGCATCAAAGTATACATCGACCCATATGCAAGCACTGACTACGTAACTGTAGGTTATAAGGGTACTAACCCATATGACTCAGGTGTATTCTACTGCCCATATGTACCATTACAAATGGTTAAAGCAGTTGGTGAAGATGACTTCCAACCACGTATCGGGTTCAAAACTCGTTATGGTATGGCGTCTAACCCATTTGTGGGTTCTACACCTACTGACGGTCTTGCAACTGCTAAGACTAACCAGTACTACCGTATCTTTAAGGTTACTGACATCTTATCATAAGATACACAAAAATAAGAGTGAGGTTAACTCACCACATTTTAAGGGACTCTTCGGAGTCCCTTTTTTTATGGACATTATCTGGTCATTTGTTTAGAAGATTGTCCACTTAAATGGGCAATAAAAACCCCTCCGAAGAGGGGTAAGAGAGAGATTGGAGCGGAACAGAGGACTTGAACCCCCATCTTTAGGTTGGACACCTAACGTAATCATTATACTAATTCCGCATTGTTTTTATATAGTAACATACTAAACAGAGAATGTCAAGCGTAAATTACCTAATAATGTCAATATCTGTTTTCGTATTCCAAGTCTCTAGAACTGTACGGATTCCGTTTTGTTCTTTCAACTTGTTATATCGTTTGGTTGCTTGACGTTTCCACCAATCGATTTGGTTATCAAGATAGAAACGATCATAGTTTTCTTTCTTGACTAATGTGTCGGTTTCCATATTCAGATATGGGACTACGTTCTCGTACCCAAAGTGAGAATAGAAACTGCGTTTTTGTTGCGTAAGACCTGATGCATGGTCTAGGGTTTTACAGAACTCATCATAACCCTCTTCACCTCTAAGAGATGACTTGATGATACTCACCATCTTGGTTTGTGATTTTAGTTTACGTGATGAGGCATCTACAGGCACAAGTGGTTCACCCATCTTATCTTCGAACCATGTGTTTAGGTTTCTGAAAATACCATCGTTGATTAGTGGCAAAAACTTAGAGTCTGTCAACCCACTAAAACGAAGTATAGGTTTCATACCATCATACTGAGACAATGCTTTGGTAGAACCATACAGACTGGTTGTCTCGAACATACAGATGTTTGCATCGTACTTCTTGTTGAGTTCTTCACGTATCTCGTGAGAACAACAGATTGCTGCGAGTAACTTACCACCGAGGTAGTTGAACCCAAATGGTTGAGCAGGAACAATTGCAAAACCCATTATCACAGAATCATTAAATCGTTTCATGACTTCTGGACTCATTGTGTCAAGTGGTTTACCAAGGAGTTCATTACGTGGTCTGCTATTAATAGTAGGAGAACCGAATCGAATCATACCTACGATTTTACCAGTGTTGGTTTCACGTACAATTTTATTTAACTGTTTGCCTGGAATTGACTTCTCTACTGGTGCAGAAGTCGTTATCTCTAGGTACTGATGAAACGCATCCATTGGCATAGAATCAACTGCAAAGTTCATTTCAGATGGGTGCATATCGAAGTCTGTGAAGAAGTCTTCTTCGGGGCCCATGCCAGGCAAAGTGAACGGCATATCCGCAATACGTTCTAGTTTGATGCCTTTATTGTATTCTGCGATGTCATCGATCTTTCCGAAGTAATCGTTAAATACACTCGCTGCATATCGAG